CCGCCCAACTCTCCGCCCTGGCTGCGGCGGGCGGGCTGACGCCGTATGCGACGTATGTGGCGGGCGCCGCTGGCGTTCCACTCTGGGCAGGATCATCGAACTCCATCGGCTCTGTGTCCTCCGTCATCGTCCGCGCCAATCTCAGCACGGCGAACACCGCCGCTCAGAACTCTGCGGCCATCACCGCAGCGGTGGCGGCGCTTGCGCTCGCGACCAACGGCGGCGCGGGGACGGTGCAATTCCCCGAGGGCGAGTTCAACTGCGACGGTGCGATCACGATCACCGGGTTCTATCCGCAGGAGGCGGGTGGATGGAATGGCGGCATCCTGTTCAAGGGCGCCGGCATCAACGCGACGCGCCTGAACTTCGCCAGCACCAAAGCCTTCATCATCGACGCGACGGGCGGCACCACCGGGTCAACGGCCTTTGTCGACTTCGCGGACATGAAGATCACCGGCCCTGGGAAGGGCGTATCCGGGTCATCGTTGCTCGAATACGCCCCGCAGGCCGCAGTGGCATTCGCCAGCTCGCCGGGCAACATGCGGATCAGGCACGAGAACTTGTACCTGACTGGCGCCGAATCGCTCGTCATCCTGAACAACTGCACCAACTACATCGCCACTCGGTGCCTGTTGCAGTCCTACGTCTACGGCCTGTCATTCGGCTACAACGTGGATGTCGTGACGGTCGTTCAGACCATGTTCGGCTCGTCGCTGACCACTCTGGGCACGCAGAGCGAAACCTCCATCTACTACGGCTACACGGGCAATCTGACCGGCCTCTCGGGCCGCAGCAACAACGCGCACCAGTTCATCGGCTGCATTTTCATGCGGCAGTTGCTCATCGCCAACGTGCTCGATACCTCGTGCGCGACGATCAAGTTCGACACTTGTTATGTCGAGTCGACATTCCAGTACGCGCAGTTGGGAGCAAACGGTAGTTCTGTCGGCGTCCGTGGAATCGCCTGGGACAACTGCCACTTCTCGCTGCCCTATCGAGCTGGCGAGACGGCGGCGAAGATTCAGGTGATGAACGCCGCGTCGGACGGCTTCATCTCGATGACGAATTGCCGCAGCGACACGGCGGATGGCCCGAACGGTGGGTGGATCGACGCAGGCGGCTCGGCAGGATTGACCGTCTACATGAAGGGGAACAACCTTCCGACCGGTGGCTCTGCCGCGACCGTTGCGCACATCGTCTACGGCACGAAGTTGATCGTCGTGCCCACGTTCGGCGAGTACAACTTCGGCAGTTCTACAAGCGCCGGCCAACTCCACGAACAGTTCAACGGCAATACGTCGACTCCGCACCGCGAGGTGATCGCGTTCGGCGCCAGTGCGTCGACCATCTTTGCCAAGTACGGCGTCAAGTCGTCGTCCAACGAGACCTATGTCGCCAACTACGCGACCATCGTCGATGTGCTCGACGGCGGGACGCACTACGTCTTCTGGTTCGGCGGCCTGAAGGAGCTTCTGGTCACGGCGCTGCCGACAGCAGCCAGCGGGTTCCGCGGGTGCCGGATGGTGCTCGACGGCGGCGGCGGAGTGGCGGATCGAGAGTACGTCTGCCTGAAAAACGCGGCGGGCGCCTACAACTGGAATCTGGTGACGACTGGCGCATGATTGCCATCCAACGCGGCGCCATGGGCGCACACGTCCTGGGCTGGCCGGGTTGCTCCGACCCGTCGCCGTTCGGCCTGGGCATCGCCGCCGACAACCGCCGGTTCGTCGCCTGGGAGAAGCACCAGCCGACGCCGGGGCCCTACGTGTGGGACGACCCGGCCTGGGGCACCGGCGCGCACGGCTACTACCGCAACCCCGAGTACGCGGTGACGGAGTGGCGCAAGCACGGCTTGGGCACCATGCTCGTTCTGCGCGCCGACAGGCGGCCCGCGTGGTCCAACCTAAACGACGACGCAGCGTGGTCCGCGTGGGTCGAGGCTGCGTGCAGGCGCTGGCGGCCATTCGCGGTCGAGTTCATCAACGAACCGAGCGGGCGCATCACCGACATGCCCTGGCTCGTGCGCATGTTCGCGCTCGGCCGAGCCGCAGCGCGCGCGGTGGACCCGGCAATCAAGGTCGTCGGCCCGAGCTGCGAGAGCATCAGCAGTCCTGGCAACGGCGTCGAGTTCACGGCCGCGTTTCTCAAAGCCGGCGGCGCGGCGCAGATCGACGTGCTCGGCGTGCATCTGTACCCGCACGGTCTGCCGTCGCACGATCCGCTGTCGATCCTGGACCAGATGGCCTGGCTGCGTCGCGGCATTGATGGGCTGTGGAGCGGCCCGATCTGGAACACGGAGAGCGGGTGCAACGGCGAGACATTCCCAGCGATGAGCCGCGAGCGCCAGCTTCGCGAGATTCGCTCGCATCTGCTCTTCCCGCTGCTCGGCGGCTGCGAGCGTACGTTCTGGTACGGGTTCGGCGAGGACGTGCTCGGGCCGTACAAATCGCCGTACCTGCTCGATGTCTGCCGCGAGTTTCAGCGCCTGAAGGCGATGGAGGGGCAGGAGATCGCCGAGTGGTCGCGCTGGCCGAGCGGGCGCGTGAGCGTGCGCATGGCGTCTGGCGACGTGATCGACATCTGATCTCCAGTGGTTGACGCCGCTGTGCAAAAACCCCCCCTTATCTGCGCCGCCGACTCCCGCAACACTGCGCGCGAGTCATGAGCACCCTGATCGACCTCCTCGCCTCTCCGTGGGCCCTGCCGCTGGATCGCCTGCTCGAGCTGCAGGCCATCTACGCCACCCACCTGCGCGGCGACAAGATCGACCTCGACGCCCTCGAGGCGCGCCTCGGCCGCCCGCTCGCCAACGAGCACAAATCCTACGAGCTCGTCGCGGGCACGGGCGTCGCCGTCCTCGCCATCCAGGGCGTCATCGCCCCCAAGGCCAACCTCCTCACCCGCGTCAGCGGCGGCGCTGCCGCCAGCCTGCTGCAGCAGCAGGTGCAGAGCATGGCCGCTGATTCCAAAGTCCGCGCCGTCGTGCTCGACGTCGACAGCCCTGGCGGCAACGTCCTGGGCATCCCCGCGCTGGCCACCGCCGTGCGCGAGCTCGCCGACGCCAAACCCACCGTCGCCGTCAGCACCGGCAACATGAGCAGCGCCGCCTACTGGATCGGCTGCGCCGCCAACGCCGTCTACCTCAGTGGCGCCACCGACATCGTCGGCTCCATCGGCGTCGTTGCCACCCACACCTACGACCCGCGCCGCGCCGAGCGCGACGGCCAGCGCACCGAAGTCGTCGCCGGCCGCTACAAGCGCCTCGCCAGCGAAAACGCCCCCCTCAGCGCCGAAGGCCAGGCCTACCTCCAGGCCAGCGTCGACGAGATCTACCGCGTCTTCGTCGAGACCGTCGCCGCCAACCGTGGCGTCAGCGCCGAGCAAGTCCTCGAGCACATGGCCGACGGCCGCATCTTCATCGGCGGCCAGGCCATCGCCGCCGGCCTGGCCGACGGCATCGCCACCGTCGACGCCATGGTCGAGCGCCTCGCCGCCGACCCCGCCCCCTTTGCCACCCGTCGCCGCGCGGTGTTCGCGGCGGCCCCTTCCGCCTCGCCGAGTGCGCCTGCTGCCGGTGCTGCCGCTGTCGTGCCCGCTCCACCCCCCATCGAAAGGACGGTCGCCCCCATGACCACGCCCGCCACCCCCCAAGCGCTCGCCGCCCAGTTCGCCGCCGAGCACCCCGAAGCCGCCGCACTCCTGCGCACCGAAGGCTGCGCCGCCGAGCGCGCCCGCATCCAGGCCGTGCGCGAGCAGCGCATGCCCGGCCACGACGCGCTCATCGAGCAGCTCGCCATGGACGGCCAGACCACCGGCCCCGAAGCCGCCGTCGCCGTCCTCGCCGCCGAGCGCGCCACGCGCGAGGGCGCCGCCGCCGCGCGCGCTGCCGATGCGCCCGAGCCCGTGCGCACCGAGGCCGAGCCCGAAGGCCAGCCCGCCGCGGCGCGCCGCCCCGTACCCGCCGGCTACAGCGTCGACGAGCGCTCCGCCCAGCTCGACGCGCGCGTGCGCGCCTGGCAGGCCGCCCACCCCGGCACCGACTACCTGGCGGCCCTCAAGGCCGTCACCGCCCAACAACCGCACCTCCAGGGAGCCTGACCCGCCATGGCCGCCACCAGCATCCCCGTCCTCACCATCAACCGCACCCTCACCGGCACCGTCGCGCAATTCGGCCCGGTCACCGCTGCCGGTGCCGCTGCCTCTGCCGCCGGCAACGCCGTCGGCATCGCCCGTGTCGGCGGCGCCTCCGGCGCCATCGTCCCGGTCGACGTGTTCGGCGTCGCCATCTGCACCGCCGGCGCCGCCATCACCGCCGGCGCGCTCGTCGAAGTCCACACCACCGTCAGCCAGGTCGTCACCAAGGCCGCCGGCGTCGCCATCGGCCGCGCGCTCAGCGCCGCCGGCGCGGCCGGCGACCTGATCGACGTGCTGCTGATCCCCAACTGAACCGGAGCTTGCCACCATGGCCCAACAAACCCCCGCCCAGGCCCGCGTCATCGACCCGGTCCTCACCCAGATCGCGCAGGGCTCGCGCCAGTCCGGCTTCGTCGGCACCGCGCTCTTCCCCCTCGTGCCCGTCGCCATGCGCGCCGGCAACATCATCACCTTCGGGCGCGAAGACTTCATGCTCTACAGCACTGCCCGCGCCCCGGGCGAGAACACCCGCCGCGTCCAGTTCGGCTATTCCGGCTCGGCCTTCGCGCTGGTCGACTACAGCCTCGAAGGCGGCCTGCCCATCGAAATCCAGCAGGAGCAGATGTCCGGCGCCAACGGCTGGACCATCGACGGCGCGGCCATGACCATCCGCAAAGTCGGCGCCATCATGGACCTGCGCCTCGAGCAGGCCCAGGCCGCGCTCGCCCGCACCTACGCCAGCTATGCCGCCGGCAACAAAGTCACCCTCACCGGCACCGGCCAGTGGAGCGACTTCTCCGGCACCAGCGACCCCATCGCCAACGTCGAGACCGCCAAGGAGGCCGTGCGCGCCGCCGTCGGCCTGCGGCCCAACACCCTGGTCATGGGTGCGGCCGTCGCCGCCAAGGTGCGCCAGCACCCCAAGATCGTCGACCGCATCAAGTACACCGGCCGCGACGTTGCCACCAACGAGCTGCTCGCCTCGCTCTTCGGCGTGGCCAACGTGCTCACCGGCGACGCCATCTACAGCAACGACGCGGGCACCGCCTTCACCGACGTCTGGGGCAAGGACGTGATCCTGGCCTACACCACGCCAGCCCCGCTGGCCGACATGGGCGCGCCGACCTACGGCTACACCTACAACCTCGGCGGCTACCCCATCGCCGAGACGCCGTACTTCGATCGCAACGCCAAGAGCTGGTACTTCCCGGTCACGCGCGCCGAGGCGCCCGTCATCGCCGCCATCTCCGCCGGCTACATGATCAAGGACGCCGTCGCCTGAGCGGCGCGGTGCGTGCGCCATGCCCATGGTCGAGGACCTGAGCGTCTTCTTCGCCGCCGACGAGTTCGCCACCCCTGGCGTGCTCGACGGCGACGCGGTCCTGGGCATCCTCGACACCGGCTACAGCGAGGCCCTGGGCGGCATCGCCACTGCCGAGGCCAGCTACCTCCTGCCCAGCGCCGACGCTGCCGGCGCCGGGCAGAGCAGCGTCCTCGTCACCGGCGCCCAGGCCTGGCGCGTGCGCAGCGTCGAGCCCGATGGCACCGGCGCCACCCGCCTGCGCCTCGAGCGCCAGTAGGCCGCCCCGCCATGACCCACCTGCGAGACGACATCCGCGAGGCCTGCGTCGCCGCCCTCGTCGCCGCCGGCACCGCCGCCGGCAGCCGCGTGCACGACCACCCCTACGACCCGCGCGTCGAATTCCCGGCGCTCGTCGTCGAAGACGAAGCCGAGCAGCAAGTCACCGCCAGCATGCCCGCCGATGCCGGCCGCCCCATCGAACGCCTCTACGCCCTGGCCGTCACCGCCGAAGTGCGCCAGATCGCCGGCTACGCGCGCCAGCGCGGCAGCCTGCTCGCCCAAGTCGAGGCCGCGCTCGCCGCGGCAGCGCTGCCCGGCGTCAAAAGCCTCCAGCCCGCCGGCTACCAGGCCCTGCAGAGCAACGACGGCGATCAGCCCATCGCCGCCGGCCGCCAGCGCTTCGAAATCCTCTACTACACCCCCCAGGGCGCGCCCGCCACGGCGCTCTGACCACCCCGGAGCCTCACCACCATGGCCCTGCAGACCGGCACCAACCTCGTCATCGCCTACAAGAAGGAAGCCACCTTCGGCGTCTTGCCCGCCAACGACTCGTCCGCCAAGCAGCTGCGCCGCACCCGCTTCGGCCTGGCGCTGGGCAAGGACATGATCAAGAGCGCCGAAATCCGGCGCGACCAGCAACGCCCCGCGCCGCGCCATGCCATGCGCAAAGTCGGCGGCCCGCTCGAAGGCGAACTCTCGCTGGGCACCTACGCCGACCTCATCGCCTCGGGCCTGCGCCGCAACTTCGCCACCGTGCCCACCCTGAGCGCGCTGACCAACGTCACCGCCGCCGCCACCGCCCCGCACTTCGTGCGCGCCTCGGGCAGCTGGATCACCGACGGCCTGCGTGTCGGCATGACCTTCCGCATGGCCGGCTGGACGACCACCGCCACCGCCAACAACGGCAAGAACTACACCATCACCGCGCTCACCGCCACCCAGATCACCGTGGCCGAGAGCGTGGTTGCCAAGGCCGCCGGCGACAGCATCGTCGTCAGCATCCCGGCCAAAGCCACCTACATCCCGCTCACCGGCCACACCAACGACAGCTACGCCTTCGAGCAATGGGCGGCAGACGCGGTGCAAAGCCGCCGCTTCCTGGGCAACCGCGTCGGCGGGCTCAAGTTCAGCATGCCGCCCAACGACAAGGCCACCCTGACCGTCGACCTGATGGGGCAGGACCGCGTCACCGACGTTACCCAGTGGTTCACCGCCGCCACCGCCGCCGGCACCGGCCAGATGCAGACCGGCCTGTCGGGCACGCTCTGGGTCAACGGTACCGCCGTGGGCGTGCTGACGGCCTTCGAACTGCAGACCAGCAACAACCTCGACGCCCAGCCCGTCGTCGGCGCCAACACCACCCCCGACGTTTTCCAGGGCAGCATCGACGTCAGCGGCTCCTTCTCCGTCCTCTGGCAAGACGCGACTTTCGACGGCTACTTCGACGCCGAGACCAGCGTCGGCCTGGTCGTGCAACTGCGCGACAGCGCGGCCAGCACGACCGACTTCATGAACCTCGTGCTGCCCGCGGTCAAGGTCGCTGGCGGCGACCTGTCCGACGGCGAGAAAGCCCTCGTCCAGAGCTTCCAGTTCACCGCCTCCGTGGGCAGCGGCGCCAGCGGCTACGAAGCCACCACGCTGTGGGTGCAGGACAGCCTCGCGCCCTGAGCCCCGCCGCCCCGTCCAGACGCCTGCACCGCTCCATCACTGCGCCCGTCCCATCATGAGCTTCGACCTGCAGACCCTCGCCCCTCTACCCGCCGCCAGCGAGATCGGCCACACCTTCGAGCCGCGCTACCCCGGCGCCGACGGCATCGGCGCCACCATCACCGTGCGCGGCCCCGAGAGCGCGGCCGTGCGCGAGCTCGCCCAGCGCCGCCTGACCGAGCAAGTCGAGATCGAGGAGGCCGCCCGCCAGCGCGGCGCCCGGCCGCCGATGCGCAGCGTCGAAGCCATCGAGGCCGACTCCATCGAACTCGCCGCCACCTACACCATGCGCTGGAGCGGCTTTGCCGACGGCGGCGCGCCGCTCGAGCCCACGCCGGCCAACCTGCGGCGCGTCTACCGCGAGCACAGCTGGATCCGCCGCCAGGTCATCGACGAGGCGCAAGACCTGGGAAACTTCGTGCGCGCCGGGTCGACGAACTCCTCGCCCACGCCCGCGCCGAATTCCGGCTCGACCTGACACTGGAGGGCCGGTGCCCGCTGCGCGCGCATCTGCTCCAGGCCTGGCGCACCACCGGCGTCCGGCCGCGCGCGCTCGACACCCCGCCCGCGCCGCCCGAACTGGCGCACCTGCTGCGCGAGTGGCGCGAACTCGCCACCGCGCGCCAGCGCGACATGGGCACGCCCCAGCCCATCGCCTGGGCCGAAGTCGCATCCTGGTCCGCGCTCGCCGGCCGGCCGCTCGACGCGCTGCACGCTCGCGTGCTGCGCCTCCTCGACAGCGCCTGGATCGACGCCTGGCACGCATCGCAGCGGCCTGCAGCGGGCGCCCGCACCTCCTGAGCCACGCGGGGTAGGGCACACGCCATGGCCTTCGACGTTGCCCGCGAGATCCGCACCCGCTTCACTGCCGACGCCACGCAGTTCGACGCCGCCGTCGCCGGCGTCGAAAAGCGCCTGGGCACCCTGCAGCAAAGCACCGACCGCAGCGCCGACGCCTCCGAGCGGCTGAACTCGCGCATCGGCGCCATCGGACAGTGGGGCGCTGCCGCTTTCGTGGTGCAGCGCCTCGCCGCAACCGTCGGACGGTTCGGTGCCGAGATGCTCCAGGCCCAGGTCCAGGCCGAGCGGCTGCAAACCAGCCTGACCTTCGGCGGCGCTGCCGCCGCCTCGCAGGAGATCGGCTACCTGCAAGCCGTCACGCGCCAGCTCGGGCTGGACTTCGGCACCACCGCCACCAGCTACGCCAAATTCAGCGCAGCCGCGCGCGGCACCGCGCTCGAGGGCCGCGGCACGCGCGAAGTCTTCGAAAGCGTCGCCAAAGCCGCCACCGTCATGGGCCTGTCCGTCGACGAGGCCCAGGGCGTGCTGCTCGCGCTGCAGCAGATGGTCAGCAAGGGCACCGTCCAGGCCGAGGAGCTGCGCGGCCAGCTCGGCGAGCGCCTGCCCGGCGCCTTCCAGATCGCCGCGCGCGCCATGGGCGTCACCACCGCCGAGCTCGGCAAAATGCTCGAGCAGGGCAAGATCCTCGCGGACGACTTCCTGCCCCGCTTCGCGCGCCAGCTCGACAGCGAACTCGGCGCCAGCGCCGAGAAGGCCAGCCAGCGCATCGAGGCCTCCACCATCCGCCTGGGCAATGCGTGGGAGCAGCTGAAGAAAGACGCCGCTGCCTCTGGTGTGGGCAGCTTCATCGGCGGCCAGCTCACCATTCTCGAAGACGCCATGAGCGACGCGTCGCGCTCTATGCAGCGCGCGCGCAACGAGGGTGGCGGCTTCATGTCGCAGATGCTCGCGCTGGGTGGCGCAACCCTGCGCTTCCTGCAGCCGCTGAACGCCGTTGCCTACAGCGCGCAGAACGTCGGCGACAAGCTCAAGACCGCTGAAGCCGAACTCGCCCAACTCCAAGCGCAGATGCGCCAGCAGCCCGGCGACATCGTGCTCGCCCACATGCTGCAGGTCGCCGAGCGCTACGTCGCCACCCTGCGCGAGGCCGAGACCGTCCAGAAGCAGCTCCTCGTCGACCAGAACCCCAACGAAACCGCGCGCTTTGCCGGAACCGAGAACGAGGGCGCCAGCGAACGCGCCCGCATGGCCCGCTTCGGCCGCCGAGGCGCGGCGCGCGACACCTACGTCAAGGACCTGGCCACCGACGCCGAGCGCCTGCGCGCCGAGCTCGACAAGGCCCGCACTGCCTTCGAAGGCTTCATACCGCCCGACATCGAAGCCCGCATCCGCGACAAGTTCGACAAGCCCCTGCAGGAAGCCCGCGCCGCGCTCGCCCAGTTCACCAAGGGCCTGGCAGATCAGCGCGAGCAGCTCATCCTGCAGACCATCGAATTCAATGCCGGCGCCGTGGCGGCCCAGCAATACCGCGCCGCCCAGCTCGGCGCCGGCAAGGCCACCCTGCAGGCCATCGCCGACAACGACGCGCTGGCCCGCGCCCTCTCGGCCCAGCGCCGCGAGCGCGAAGCCGTGGCCGAGGCCGCGCAGGCCGCCATCGACGCCGACGAGAAGAACCGCCAGGCCAACGAGAAGCAGATCAAGACCGCGCGCGAAATGCTCGCCGACATCGAGCAAGAGACCGCGCTGCTGCGCATGAACAGCACCGAGCGCGAGGTCGCGATCGCCATGCGCAAGCTCGAGACCGAGGGCATCGTCAAGGGCACCCAGGCCTACGAAGCCTTCGCCGACGCCATCCGCGGCGCCATCCTCACCCGCGAGCAGGTGCGCGCCGGCGTCGACGCCGCGCGCCAGTACGCCGAGGACGTGAAGCGCCTTGCCGAGTCCATCGGCAACACCATCACCGACAAGTTGATGGACGCCTTCGCGTCGGGCAAGAGCTTCGCGCAGAGTTTCCGCGACACGCTGGAGAACATGTTCAAGACGCTCGTGCTGCGCCCGGTCATCCAGGCCATCGTCATGCCGGTGGGCATGGCGGCGTCGGGCATGGCCAGCGCCGCTGGTGGCGGCGGTGGCGGCGCCATGGGCAGCAGCTCGCTCGGCTGGCTCGGCCAACTGGGCGGCTCCTTCGGCATCGGCGACATGGGCGCCATGCTGGGCAACTTCGGCGCCGGCATGGGCGTGGGCAGCGCCGCCGGCATGAGCGGCATCGGCAGCGTGTGGAACCTCGGCACCGGGCTCATGGGCTCGGGTGCCACGGCGGGGGGCGCCGGTGCCCTGGTCGGCGGCCTGGGCACGCTGGCTGCGGGCGGCTTTCTCGGCTACGGCATCGGCCGCGGCATCAGCGGCGACTACAGCCTCGGCGGTCACGGCGGCCTGGCGCCAGGCGTCGGCGCGGTCATCGGCACCCTCGTCGCCGGGCCGATCGGCGGGGCCATCGGCGGGGCCATCGGCGGCCTCGTCAACCGCGCGTTCGGCAGGGGGTCCAAGCAGACCGACAGCACGGGCATCACCGGCACCATCTTCGACGGCAACTTCTCCGGCCGCAACTTCGCCGACTGGCACCAGAAGGGCGGATGGTTTCGCAGCGACAAGAGCGGCACCGACAACTCGCCCCTGGGCGCCGACATCGCCGCCGCGCTCAACACCTCGGCCGCAGCCGTCCTGGCGCAGACCCAGGGCTACGCCCACGCGCTGGGCCTGCCCGCCCACCTGCTGGGCAAGGTGAGCGATCAGATCCGCATCCAGCTCGGCCAGGACGAACAGGCCAACCAGGCCGCGATCGACAAAGCCTTCGCCGGCTATCAGGAGAAGCTGTCCGGGCAGTTCTCCACGCTGCTCAAGCCCCTGCAGCACGCCGGCGAAACGCTCACCGCCACCTTCGCCCGCCTCGCCGGCCTGCAGACCTTCAGCGCTGGCCTGAACGAGCTGGGCGGCGTGTTCTCCCACATCGCCAACCTCGGCGTCGACGCGCGCGAGGGCCTCATCGCCCTGGCCGGCGGCATGGACGTGCTGGCCGCCCAGTCGCGCAGCTACATTGAGCAGTACTACAGCCGCGACGAACTCGCGGGCCTCAAGTCGCGCGAGATCCGCAACGTCCTGACGGGCGTGGGCATCACGCAAGACATCGGCACGCGCGACCAGTTCCGCGCCCTCGTCGAGGGCGTGGACCTCAAAAGCGACAAGGGCCGCCAGCAGCTCGCCGCGCTGCTGGGCGTCTCCAGCAGCTTCGCCGGCCTGACCGACTACTTCGCCGAGACCGGCCTGACGCTCGGCTCTGCCTCGGGCAACGCGCCGGAGATCGGCACCCTGGGCTCGCTCTTTGCCAGCGGCGCGCAAGACCAGGTGCGCGCCACCAACGCCGTCCAGACCGCCATCGAGCGCGTGCGCGACGTGCTGTTGCGCATGCTGCGCGAAGGCCCGGCCGCCGGTCCTGCGCCGCCCGCCGTGCCCGCCATCTCGTGGACCGACCAGCAGTGGGAAGTCTCCACGGGCGGGAACTGAGGGCGCGGCATCATGCTTGGCCTTTCCTCCGCCCTCTCCGCAGCGCTCGGCGCGCCGGTGCAGCAGCCGGCCATCCTGGCCGAGATCGCCTTTGCCACCGCCCGCCGCTACTCGTCGTTCGCCACCGTCTCCTGGAACGGCCACACCTGGACCAAGGACGACATCTGGCTCGAAGGCCTCGCCGTCGAGGCCCTGCGCCTGCGCGGCACGCTCAACATCGGCAACGCCGACGGCGCCATCGGCAGCCTCGTGCTCGCCGAGGGCGTCGCCGATCGCGCCATCACGCTCTGGGGCTACGACGCCGCCGCCACCGGCGCAGCCGACGTCGTGCTGCTGGCCGAAGCTGCCGGCGCCGGCGCCCGCATCGGCCTCGAGCGCGTGTCCATCAACCTGCGCGCGCCCGGCGAGTTCCTGCTCGCCCCGCGCACCTTCGTCGACGCCTCGGCCGGCTTCACCCAACTGCTGCCCGCCGGCGTCGTGCTCAACATCAACGGCGTGGCCTACAGGCTCGACCGTCGCTGACGACGCCATGGCCACCTACCCGACCCTGCCCTGGATGCGCGACGGCACCAAGATCGACCGCCAGGGCGGCTTCGAGCCCGTGCGCGCCAGCAATGGCGCGCTCAAGGTGCGCCGGCTCTACAGCGGCGAGCCGCACGACTTCGACATCGAGCACTGGCTCAGCGATGCCCAGAAGTCCACGCTGGAGAGCTTCTACGGCACCAACAAGCTGCTCGACGTCACGCTCACCAATCCCGAAGACGGCGCCTCCTACACCGTGCGCTTCGCCGCCGCGCCGGTGTACGAGTGGCACCCAGGCTACTGGCGCACCCGCGTGCGCCTGATGGAGCCCTGAGCCGTGGCCATCAACCTCATCTGGGGCAACCTCACCATCCCAGGCGCCGGCGCGCTCAACGGCGTTGCCGCCGGCGCCGCCGCGCGTCAGATCGCCGCCGCCGGCAGCCGCAGCGCCGTGCCGCTGGTCTACGGCGAAGACCGCATCGGCGCGCTCATCCTCAACGTGTTGCCCGCCGCGGCCGGCAGCACCACGCTGCTCGTGCAGTGCCTCTGGGGTTTTGCCGGCGACAGCGTCAACGACCTGCAGCTCAACGACCTGGCGCTGCCCGCCGGCAGCACCCAGACCCACTACACCGGCAGCCAGGCGAGCGCCGACGCCGCCCTCGTCGCCGCCTTCGCCGCCCAGGGCATCACCTACACCGACACCCTGGCCGGCTTCATGTACAGCGTCGTCGGCATCCCTATCCGCGCGTTCGACGGCCGGCTCGACTTGCGCGCCCGCATCCGCGGCCGCAAGCTGTACGACCCGCGGCGCAACCGCTTCGCCAACATCGCCTTCAACGGTGCTGTGGCGGGTTCGCCCGGAGTCGAGCCCACCGACATCAACCTCTCCAACAGCGGCGCCCTGGGCCTGACGCGCACGATCGTCGGCATTGGCCGCGAGGAGGACATCCCTTACATCGACGTGCGCTGGAACGGCACCGCCAGCGCCGGCGGCTCGATCGCATTCAACGTCGGCACCTCCTCGGCCAGCATGCCCGCGTCCCCTGGCCAAAGCATCCAGGCGTCTGGACACATCAAACTGCAGGCCGGCTCGATGAGCGGTACCGCCGGTGTCGTCGGCCTGAGCGTGCAGGCGCGCGATGCGGCGTTCGCGCTGCTGTCCACGCTGGACAGCAACAACATCGCGCCCGGCACGGGGCCGCTCTCCACCTGCCGCCGAACCACCACCGCCGCCACCACGCCCGCCAGCACCGCGGCGCTGCTCGTCGTGTGCGGCACCATGACCATCACCAACGGCGCCGCGATCGACGTGACGCTGCGCATTGGCCTGCCGATGGCCTACACCGCCGGCGCCGACCCGCTCGCCTGGAGCGACAACCCGTCGCTCGCCGAGGCCAACTTCCTCACCTCGGCCAGCTACGGCCTCAACCGCCCGGTGGACTGGGCCAGCGTCGGCCCCGCCGCCGATGCCAACGACGCCATGATCGGCTCGCCCGCCGAAAAGCGCCGCACCCTGGGCCTGAGCTTCATCCAGCCCGCCAACGCGGCAGACATCGCCGAGGCGCTGCGTGCCTACGCTGGCTGCTTCCTGCTGCCCAGCTCGGGCGCCGGCATCGCGCTGTTGCCCGACGCCGATGCCGCCCCCGCCGCCAGCTACGACCACGCCGCCGGCGAGATCTGCGCCCTTGAGGATCTGACCCAGGCCGACCTGGGCAACATGCCCACCGCCGTCGAAGTCGTCTACACCGACACCAGCGCCATCCCGTGGCGCGACAACAGCGTCACCGCCGCGCTCGCCGGCGCCGGCACCACCCTGCCGTGGCGCCTGAGCCAGGTGCGCCTGCCCGGCATCCAGCGCTACAGCCAGGCCAACCGCGAGGCCATCGAGCGCCTGAACAAGCTGACCCTGAGCAACCTCAGTTGCGCCCTCGAAGTTTTCGACATCGGCATCCGCCACCAGGTGGGCGACATCGTCGAAGTCACCCACCCCGTGGGCCTGACGGCCAAGCTCATGCGCGTCGCCGGCGCGCCGCAGATGCCCGGCCACGGCCGCTGGCGCCTGCCCCTGGCCGAGCACGACCCGGCTGCCTACTCCACGGCCGTGGCCACCGGACCGACCTACACCGACGCCGGATTCCTCAACCCGGCTGGCCCGCCCGGCACGGTAACCGGGTTTGCGGCCGCCACGGCCGTGGAGGGCGTGCTGCTGTCGTGGACGGCCAACCCCGAACCCGACGTGACGGGCTACGAGCTGCGCGTGGGCGGCACCAACTGGGCCACCGCTTCGCCGCTGGTCGGTGCCGTGCCCACGATCGTGTCGGGCACGACCTATGCCTGGCTGCCCGCGGCCGGCACCTACACGCTGCGCATCTGCGCGCGCGACAGCGAGGGGCTGCTGAGCACCACGCCGGCCACGGTGAGCGGCACTGTCACAGCGGCGCCAGGCAGCGTGGCGACCTGGGCCACGATCACCGGCACCGGCAAACCGGCCGACAACGCGACCAAGAACACCGTCACGTACAGCAGCTCCGCGCCGGTCAGCCCGACCAATGGCGACATCTGGGTGGACACCAGCGTCACGCCCAACGTGAGCAAGTACCGCATCAGCGGCGCGTGGCAGATCGGCGCGAATTACAGCACCAACACCAACCAGCTCACCGACGGCGCCAACCTCGGTGGCACGGCTGTCTGGACGGGCGTGAGCGGCACCGGCAAGCCTGCCGATAACTCCACGCGCAACGTGACCTACCGGCAAAGCGGCGACCCGGTGTCGTCACCCGGCGGCGTGGTCGACGGCGACACATGGCTGCAGATCGACGGCGGCGGCCTGACCATCGCCACCAAGTACCGCGTCTCCGGCGCCTGGGTGCTGTCAGCCGCGGCGCCGCCGGCGGTGGGCCCGGTGGCAGGGTTCTACAACGACGCGTTGGCGTCGGTCACGGTCGGCACGGCCTACGCGCGGATCAGATTCAACACCGACGGGACAACCAGCATTTCAACCGATACCGGCACGCCGTCATGGTCGGCCGGCGCCAACTGGTACTCGCCGACCACGACGGGCATCGGTTCCTCATACAAGTTGTCGGGCACCTACGTCGGCGACGCTCCGAGCGGGCTGCCCAGCGGCGCCGGCACCGTGCTCAGCTCAGCGATCAGCGTGCTGGTCAGCAAGGGCAGCCCAGTGGGCCAGAAGGAATCGACCGTCATCTTCTCGATCCGCGATGCCTCGACGAATGCTGAAGTGGCTTCGGGCACCGGATACCTGTTTGCCTCATACGAGATATGAACAGCATCAGTCTCATCAGGTGGCGCGCCTGCCGGGACATCGACACCGCGGCGGGCGAGGCCCGTCTGCGCTACATCACCGACGTGCCTGGCCAGAGCGCGGTGTATCTGCGCAAGGCCGAGCAGGCGCGCGAGTTCGAGGCTGCTGGCTTTGCGGGAGACGTGCCGCCCTACATCGCCACCGAGGCTGGAGCGCTGGGCATCACGGCCGAGCAATTGGCGCGTCAGGTGCTCGACATCGCGGCACTGTGGGACGACACGCTGAGCCCCGCCATCGAGGCGGCCCGCATCGCCGGCAAGCAGGCCGCGCAGGCCGGCGAAACGACCGAGGCAGTACAGGCGGCGGCACAAGCAGCGATCGAGGCGTTGGCGGCGATCTGAACCATGGACGACGACATGCTCCCCGCCGCCCCTGAGCGCCTCCTCGAGATCGAGCGCCGCCTCGCCGCGCTCGAGGCCTCGATGGTCGTGAACACCGAACTCACGCGCGAGATCCGCGACGTCATTGCCGCCGCACGCCTGGGCCTGCGCGTGCTCGGCGCGCTCGGCACGCTGGTGCGCTGGATTGGCGGCTTGGCCGCCGCCGCGCTGGCGATCTGGGGCCTGGTGCAGGCCATGAAGACCGGCGTTCCGCCCCCTCCACCCAAACCGTGAGCCCCGCCATGAATGACGACGACGCCGACGATGTCCGTTTCAACCGCCGCTTCCTCGCCTACTTTGCGGTGGGCTTGTGCCTGTCGGCCATGGCCTACGTGGCCGCCATCACGTTCCTGCCGCTGCCCAAGGACAACGCCCGCTTCGCCGACACCGTGCTCGGCTTCATCCTGGGCACGGTGATGGCCACGCCAATCGCGTTCTTCTACGGCTCCAGCAAGTCCAGCCAGGTCAAGGACCAGGCGCTGCGCGACCTCCTGCCACCCACCCCAACCACCCCCACCGAAGAAAGGCCCACGCCATGACCCTCGCCATCCGAACCTTCCTCGCCACCCTGCTGCTCGCAGCGGTCGCGGCCTGCGCCGTGCTTGGCACGGCGCCGCCGCAAACCTTCAACGAAAAAGCCGCCGCGGCGCAGATCGCCGTCACTGCCGCGCGCGGCACCGCGCTGCAGCTTCTCGAGGCCGGCAAGATCAGCGCCGCCGATGCCAAGAACGTCCAGGCCGCCGCCGACGCCGGCAACGCCGCCATCGACATGGCCCGGCTGCTCGACAACACCGACCCCGCTGCCGCAGGCGCCAAGCTCACCTCGGCCGTCGCCATCGTCAACGCCGTGCAGGCCTACCTCGCCACCAAGGGAGCCCCCAAGTGAACACCGCCGTCATCTCCACCGCAGACCTCGTCGCCAGCCTCATCCTGCAAGCCCTGGCCAGCGTGCAGGCCATGGTCGAGCTGCAGAGCCGGGCGCGCGCCGAAGGGCGCGACATCACCGCCGGCGAGCTCGCTGCGCTGCGCGCTGCGGATCTCGACGTGCGCCAGCAGCTCGACTCCGCGATCGCTGCGCACGGCGGCCACTGAGACGCCGGCCTGGACGGGGCAGGGGAGGCGGGTGAGCCACGCCCTCTACGCCACCAGGCTGTACTGGGCCGGCGCGCGCGGCGGCATCGCCAAGTTGCACGGCCGCGCTGTGGCGCTGCAGGCGCCGCCCCAACTGCCGGGCCGCTGCCTTGTCGCGATCGACTACATCCCCGAGATCGGCCTGTGCCAGATCATGTGCCGCGGCGAGTCGTGACGCGACATGACGGCCGACGAATCAATGGTGGCGGATGCGCTGCTGAGGCTTCTAACCGCGCCGAACGACACCCCGTGAAAGCGTGCAAGAATCTCCGAGCCGGCGTTAGAAGAATTACCCGCCTGGCCGCATGAATGCTAGTTTCTCGGCCTGC